AAGAAAAAACACAGTAAATGTAAAAAATTACTTTAACAAGGTAACTGTAGACACGGCTGACTACGCATTACGGACACAAGGGTCCGCAGCCGGAAGAGTATTGAACGGTCTTTACAATAAAGACGGATCAACATTTAGTTCTGGAACTACTGTTTATCTTCAAAATAATCGTGACCGAATCGAAGCACACGATTGGTCAACTATTGCTTCTTTCACTGCTGCTACACCTTCGATTGGACTGGTTGACATTGCTCTTGGTCTAATGGTTGAAGACAGTGGTGGTGATTTAACAGCTTATCTAAACCAAGGCGCACCCTTTTTTTATGAAACTCACTAAAAGTGACAAGAAATACTGGTTGATTCATGGTGACCAGATTCTAAAACTAAAACCAAGCGAGCTGGCGACTGCTTACAGACTTATTCGTGACGGCATTGTCATGGAAAATAGTAAACATGACTGAACACGATACACTTGCACTACTGAGAGATGACTTTAAGTTGTTTCTTACTGCCACTTGGCAACAGTTAGATCTTCCACCTCCTACCAGAGCTCAGCTTTCTATCGCTGACTACTTACAAAACGGACCAAAACGTCTTCAGATTCAAGGCTTTCGTGGTGTAGGTAAGAGCTGGATCACAGCAGCGTTCGTTCTGTGGACCCTGTTTAACGACAACGAAAAGAAGATCATGATTATCTCTGCTTCTAAAGAGCGTGCAGATAACATGTCCATCTTTCTACAAAAACTCATCATCGAGACACCGTGGCTGAAGCATATGCGGCCGAAGTCAGACGACTCCAGGTGGTCACGTGTAAGTTTTGACATTAATTGCCCTCCTCATCAGGCTCCAAGTGTCAAATCAGTTGGTATTACTGGTCAACTCACCGGTAGTCGTGCTGATTTGATGATTTTGGACGATATCGAGGTCCCGTCTAACTCGATGACTGAGTTAATGCGTGAAAAACTACTTCAGCTCTGCACTGAAGCTGAATCAATCCTTACTCCTAAGGCTGACTCACGCATTATGTACCTTGGTACTCCACAAACTACCTTTACTGTCTATCGAAAGCTGGCTGAACGTAACTACAGACCCTTTGTTTGGCCTGCACGTTACCCAAGGTCCATGTCCAACTACGAAGGACTGCTTGCACCACAACTCATTGAAGACATTGAGAACGGAGCTACAGCCTGGGACGTTACTGACCCTGACCGATTTGACAGCGAAGACCTAATCGAGCGTGAAGCTGCCATGGGCAGGTCGAACTTCATGCTCCAGTTCATGCTTGATACAAGCCTGTCTGATGCTGAGAAGTTCCCGCTTAAATTCCAAGACCTCATTATTACAAGCGTTAACCCAACTAACGCTCCCGATAATGTTATTTGGTGTTCTGATCCAGCCAACGTCATCAGAGATCTACCGACTGTCGGATTACCTGGAGATTATTTCTATAGCCCAATGCAACTACAGGGCGAATGGTTACCTTACTCGGAATCGATCTGCAGTGTTGACCCGTCGGGTCGTGGCTCGGATGAGACAGCAGCGACTTATATCAGCCAACGAAACGGTGTCTTGTACGTGCACGAAATGCGTGCTTACAAAGACGGATACTCAGACAACACGCTCTTGGACATTCTAAGAGGTTGTAAGAAGTTCGGAGTTACTAAACTACTCATTGAAACTAACTTTGGTGACGGTATTGTTGGTGAGTTGTTCAAGAAACACCTTGTCCAAACTAAACAGTCCATCGACATCGAAGAAGTCAGAGCTAATGTCCGCAAAGAAGACAGGATCATTGACGCCCTTGAACCAGTCATGAACCAACATAGATTGGTCATTGATAGAGGTGTGGTCGAGTGGGACTTTGCAAGCAACCCAGAAGCCGCGCCTGAAGAACGACTGCTTTATATGCTCTTCTACCAGATGAGCCGTATGTGCAAAGAGAAAGGAGCTGTCAAACATGATGACAGACTTGACTCTCTTGCTCAAGGCGTTAAATACTTCACTGACGCTATGGCGTTGTCTGCTTATGAACAAGTCAAGATCCGACGCATGGAAGACTGGAATGACATGATGGAAGCTTGGCTTGATGATCCACAGGCAGCTGCTACTCACATGGCACTGGGCATGGACTTACAACAAAGACAACAAGCAAGACAAAAAGCTGGCAGTAAAACTGTTGCTAAGTGGTAATTGATTATCAATAAGCATTCCTTATTGAGATGGTCCTTATATAAGGGGAAGGGGAAAGAACTAATTGAACTAATTAATAAATTGCTTATTGATAATGACAAGTTGACTAAGACAAGCTATGTCGCCAGACAAGACACAAAGACAAACCTACTTGTCACTTCGACATACAATGACAATACAAGTACTACTACTAATTAGTGGGAGGATGACTAGTAGCTAGTTGACTAAGACTCAGCAATCACTGACAACCTACCACTACCACAAACCAGATAATGTTGTGAGCGTTGTCGTCTATTGTATTAGCTTAGTAGTAGTGTTAGTACTATGATCTAATACAACAACACTACCACTACTATGACTACATTGGATAATGCATTGGTAAAATGATTGATTCAAGTGCTTCGTCAAAGGCTTCAGAAATCAACTCAACTTGTTGTTCAGAAGTCTTGTCACCTTGAGTTAGTGTGTCATAAATAAAGCTGTATAATTTGGTGTTGACCTCTTTGAACTCTTCGTTCTCATGAACCATTTCAAAGGCTTCGGTCATGTCCTCCAGTCCTCCATAAGCAGCAGCCACTGCTAAGAAGTAAGGGTCAGTGTCAAGGCCGTGATCACCACCAGTTATTAGTTCAGTGATCCGAGTTGTGTCTTCCATTACCAGTCGTAGTTAGGGTCGATTACAGATAGGATGCGGTTTGTGTCAGTGGTGTTGAGCAGTCCAGCTGCTTCAAGTTGTTTGACAGCAGTTGGTGTTGCACCGATTTGTTGTAGCTCTTCAGGTGTTTTACAAGCTATTAGTTTGTCAGCAAGTTGTTTCTGTTCCATGTGTGTTATTCGAACTCTTTAAGTATACACAATGTGTGTCATTTGTCAGTGTACGAATAGTGCGTGAGTTTTTGTCAGAAATTTCTCGGGTCTATTATCGACTACATCAGCCGTCAAAAACCCCCGTGGCGGGCGGCCAGTTGGCCCGTGATCGACCGCTGGTCCGACACTTGTTGCGCCCGTGTGCCTGTGTGCGGATCATTATATAGTTTATATAAGAGCACTTGGTTCACGGCGGCACACTGGGTCGCGCTGGTTGGGTCGTTGACACATGGGGCCGGTGGCCATTGATGGCCCGAGCTCATCATTCGCGGCGGACACATGGCGGGATGTCATGCACCAATTTCTCACATCTGTCTGGCTGTCGAATTGTTTCAGTTTGTAAACAACACTTCGAACGTTGGGTAAGTAATACACATCAATGAATTAACACTTTGCTTGATCATTGAAATTCTAATCAACACATACATGAATCAACACACCAACTCATTTCACACTCATCATGAACTACTTCACCCACTCTGTCGAATGCCTCATGTTCGACAACAATTCACTCAGCCTCCATGAACTGTCAGACGTCGAGAACACCTTCCAATCACAAACGATCTGCTACACATCTGATCACAAATACAATGACTCAGAACTGATTGGTCTGCTCGAAGATGCAGCCAATGCTGATCGACCTGAATACGCTCATGTTCGCTGTTCATACGCTGAGTTTCCACTGATTGATACTGACGCAATCAGTCTTGCTTTTTAAGAGCTTCTGGAGAGATTGATTATTTTCAGTCTCTTCATTCAGATGGTCCTTATATAGAAGAATAATAACTATGAATAATGTTATTGTTTCTACAACTCAACCTCCACTCAAGGACGTAGCACTGCTTGGTGTCTATGCCACTTCTGTCTATTGTGTCTTGTGGCAATCAGCTACAGCTGATCTTCGTTATGACAAGGACCTGACCAAATCATGGTCTGAACGTAGAGATTGTGGAGCCACTACAACTTGGTCTGTCAAAGGTCTTGCTGACTACTTATCAATCAACAGACGCACTGTCACAAAGGCACTGAATGTCTTACAAGATGAAGGATACATCATCAGTGAGAACTATGTGCGAGGTGAAGGTGGTCAGTGGAAATCCTTATGGCGAGTTGTTCATCCAAATCAGATTGAACACAGGCGACACACAATAGGTCTGCTACAACATCGACCAAGTGTGTCACGTACCAAGCGACTGAATCAGACAAATCCTAATGACGACTTCGACATGACGGACTTCTATGACTTCTTAAACAACGATTTGCCGGGTTGTCATTATTCAAAGCTCGATTCATTCTAATAATTTACACTCATCATACATATATACTTGTGTGCACGGGGTAACAGCCTTTTATACAACATGAACACAACATACAAGGCAACTCTATCTAATAAAACTTATATCTGGTTGCATGACAAGTGCGATCATGAAGCTGCTCAAAGATGTTTAGATATTGCTGAACAGCTGCATCTTTACCTCATCGATGTAGAGCGAATGAAAGATTATTTTCCAAATATGTGGGAAGACGTTCAGTCTCTTCCTGATGAAGTCCTACCTACTCCATTTTACACTGAAGTAATTGATGAATGGTGCAACGGTTGGTCACTACCAAGTGGTGTCAACAGCATCATTCGGGCCAAAGACAAGGACGGACAAATTAAAGAGTTTGTCTATCGGTCTGGCCATCATGCGTTTAATCGCATTGAACAACTTGCAATGCAAGACAATGAAATACTCATTATCACAGATGACTACCTCCATCACGTCAACGCCACAGATTATCATTGATTTTATGGATCCTGAATGTTATTCAGAGTTCTTGGCTTCGGATCGTTATGACATGTTCGAAGTGAACACTTTAGAAGTTATTGAGAGTTTGGCTCAGCCCTAATCTTGTAAGATCTATTGTCCACATCATTCACACTCATCAATGAAAACCTGGGCTGAAGGTGTGTCTTACACCTTCGAAACAAGAGACAGTTGGAGGCGAGGATCAGCTCGAATCACAAGACAGATCAACTGTCAGCATGTGACTCGACTTGTTGGATCTGACTTCCTTCTGTCTGACTTCAATCAATCTAAAATTCATGAACTCAGTCTTGTCTTTGAAGACGAAGGTAAGTCTGATGGCACAATCAATCTA